GGCATCAATTACGAAGAAGGAACCCCGGTTGCCTATGTTGCAACCATTCAGGAGTTTGGAGCCCCCGAAGTCAAGATCCCTCCTCGCCCATTTATGCGTCCCACGGTCAAGACCAAAAAGAAAGAATGGAGCAAGATCATTGCGCAGGGTGTGCCAAAAGTTGTCCTTGGTGATATGACGGCTTTTGATGTTCTCGATCTTGTCGGGATCAGTGCATCGGCTGATATTCAGACTACGATAGCCAATGTCTATTCGCCTCCGTTGAGCCCTGTAACCATCAAACGTAAAGGCTCTGCAAAGCCATTGATTGATACGGGCCTCATGGTGGCATCAGTCAGGAATGCTGTAGCCAAGACTGGATCAGATTTCACGGGCAGCTAAGATGAATCTCCGAAGCATCGCCAATCAATATATTCAGGTGACAAACCCAAACATCCAGATCAACTGGATTCAGTCGAATGGTTACACCACGGATGATGCAGGGCGCAGAACCCCGCAAACCTTGACGTTGACTGTTAACGCACAGGTTCAGGCGCTGAGTGCGACCGATCTTCAGCATACGGATGGATTAAACATCACGGGCGTTATGCGTTCGGTCTATCTTTACGGAAATGCGGCGGGCGTTGTCCGCGTCGATTCGCTCGGCGGCGATATTCTGGTATTTCCTGAAATTCCCGGCGGGTGCAATCGAAATTGGCTTGTGACTCAAGTGGTCGAAACGTGGCCCGAATGGTGTCATGTCATTGTTACTTTACAGGATGATTAATCATGCAAATCAATGTCAATAATGGAACTCCGGGCACTGCCGCCGATGCAGTCATTGATGTCGATCAATTTGGCAATGCGCTGAACAATGTCCCAACCTATCGGGCTGGCGTTTTTGACTTAACCCCAGCGGCCAATGCGACTGATATTTTCACGATCTATGGTTCTGCCACGAAAACGATCAAAGTCACAAAGCTGCAAGTGACTGCGGACAGCGCAAGTTCTGCTGGCGTCATTGATTTATATTGCTTTAAGAGAAGCGCACAAAACACGGGCGGCACATTTTCGCATCCCACTGCTGTCAATTATGATTCCAACAATGCAGCTGCTACCGCCGTGATTACAGCTTACACGGCAAATGCCGCGACCTTGGGAACTGGTCAATTCATGTTCGGGGATCATTATGCTCTTGCGAATGCCTCAAGTTCGGGAATTCCAATTTTCCCTTGGATTGAAGATTTTGGCGTATCCAATACACAGCCCATCATTCTGCGCGGTGTAAATCAGGGGCTTGCTTTTGGTTGCAATGGCGATTCGATTCCTTCTGACATTGGAATGTATGTCTCTGTCGAGTGGACTGAAGAGTAATGTCCGTCACGATTGACATCATCGATCAGGACGTATTCCGAGCGTTTGTGACCTTTTTCCAGACGTTCATTCCGTCCAATGTCGAGATTATCCAGCAGCAGGATAATCGTGTCGCAATGCCGAAGGGCGCGTTTATTGCCATGAACAACAATGGCATGGACCGACTTTCGTTCAATGTTGACAGTTATGATTCTCTGACCCAAGGCAAATCAATGCTTTCCTCGTTCGTTTACGAGGTTCAGCTAGATTTTTACGGCACATTGGCGCAGTCATGGGCAGCAGAAACGGTGACTTTGTTTAGGGATGAATATGCCACTGATATTTTCCCGGCAAATATCCAGCCTTTGTATGCTGATGATCCTGTTCAGATTCCGTTGATTAGTGGAGAATCCCAATACATCCAGCGTTGGAGATTGGGCGCTCGGGTACAATACAAGCCAACGGTTTCAGCGACACATCAATCGATGCTTGCGATTGATATTGCCCTAGCCCCTGTCGATCAAACCTTTCCTCCATAGGAGAATTCATGAGTACCATTCCTTTTTCTCAAGTTGTTAATGTTGTCCCGTCCGTATTGTCGGCCAATGGGCAAGCTGTAGACCTCAATGGTCTCGTGCTAACTCAGAATGTAAGTGCCCCTTACGGCTCAATTCTTACTTTTGCAAATGCTGCAGGGGTTCAGGCTTATTTCGGAGCAACTTCAACTGAAGCAGCCATTGCAGACATTTATTTCAACGGCTACACCAATTGCACTCAGCTTCCGGGAACGCTTTATTTTACGCAATATCCTGAAGCATCTATTGCTGGCTGGCTGATGAGTGGATCATTGGTTAATGTCACTCTGGGTCAGCTTCAGACTATGACGGGCACTTTGTCCATCACTGTTGCTGGCGTGGTTAAGACTTCAGGAACGATCAATCTCAGTTCTGCGACTAGCTTCAGCAATGCCGCCACAATTATTCAGGCCGCATTCACCAGTCCGGGATTTACCGTTAGCTACAATTCAACGCTGAGTACGTTTGTGTTCACTACGACCACAACCGGCGCAACTCAGACCATGAGCTACGCAGCAACTGGAACGCTTGCAACTTCGCTCTTGTTGACTCAGGAAACGGGCGCGACCCTTTCGCAGGGTGCTGCTGCAGCAACTCCCGCATCGTTCATGGCAAATGTTCTGACTCTTAACCAGAATTGGGCGTGTTTCATGACCACTTGGGAAGCGCAGATTACTGAAAAGGAAGCATTTGCTACTTGGAGTAATTCTGTAGCCCCTCGCTATCTGTATGTTTGTCAAGATTCAGATGTAAACATTCTCAACGCATCCTCAACCAATACTTTTGGTGATTGGCTGCAGACGGGTGCCTACATTGGAACTTGCCCGATTTATGGTGACTATACCCACGCTGCTTTTGTTTGTGGTTATGCCGCTTCCTTGGATTTCAGCCGGTTAAATGGCCGAGCAACTTTGGATTTCAAATCACAGTCTGGGTTGACTCCTTTGGTAACAAATGCAACTCAATACGCTGCAGTCCTTGCCAACGGTTACAACGCTTATGGTTCATGGGGCTCAAACAATCCGGCCAACAATCAGAACTGGTTCTTCCCCGGCTCAGTTTCTGGAAAATGGCTCTGGGCTGATACCTATCTGAATCAAATTTGGCTCAACGCTAACCTTCAGTTGGCAATGGTTAATCTGTTGACCCAAGTAAGCGCTGTTCCTTACAACGCACAAGGTAACGGTTTGATCTATGCGGCTGCTCAGGATCCAATCAATGCTGCCGTTAACTTTGGAGCAATTCGGACGGGTATCAATGTTTCCGCTGCTCAGGCTGCTGAAATCCAGTACGCAACGGGCGTTAATGCTGCTCCGACGATTGCCTCGCAGGGATTCTATTTGCAGATTCTGCCGGCAACCGCTCAGACCCGCGCTGCTCGTCAGTCCCCGCCCATTACCCTGTACTATCAGGACGGTGAAGCGGTTCAGCAGATCAACATGGCTTCAATCGCAATTCAATAAGGGACTCAATCATGGCAACGATTACTTCAGCAAATTCGATCCTTTCGTTAGCGATCAATAACTATTTCCCGGTTCCTCAGACCATTCAGGGCTTCGCTGTCGATGACGCTTTTGAGAGTGAGGCTGTTGAACAGGCCGAAGTGCTTATGGGCGTTGATGGCAAACTGAGCGCCGGTAAGGTCTTTGTTCCGTACAAGATGACCATTCACCTTCAGGCAGATAGCCCTAGCGTCTTTCTTTTTGACGCTTGGCGTAACGCTCAGGATGGCGCAGTTGATGTGTTTTCTGCGAGTGGATCTATCGTCCTCCCGTCTACGAGCATGGTTTATACTCTCCAGAACGGTTATCTGACCTCCGCGACTCCGTTTCCGGGCGTCAAGAAAACCCTTGAACCTCTCGTATACGAGATTACTTGGCAACGCATTATTGGTGGACAGGTCTAAACATGGCTAGAAAGGAAGCTTCGTTTGTTGCGGATTTTGGGCGTGATGCAGGAAAGCAATTTCACATCACTGAAATGTCCGCAACCCAAGCAGAGAATTGGGCGTTTAAGGTTGTTCTTGCTATCGGAGCCTCCGGGATCGAGATTCCAGACAACTTAGCGGCTCAAGGAATGGCGGGGCTTCTGGCGGTGGGTTACCTGAACCTTCTCAAAATTCCATTTGAGGTTGCACAGCCTCTTCTGAATGAAATGATGGGTTGCGTTCAGGTAGTCCCCTCCCCCAATGTTAAGCGCCCCTTGATCGAGGATGACATCGAAGAAGTGAAGACCCGGCTTTCGTTGCGTAAAGCGGTATGGGATCTTCACATGGATTTTTTTTTAGAAGAAAACAAATCGACTTCGGAATCCCCGGAGCAGGAAAACGCAACTATCGGTTCATCGAGTATCAAGCCGCCCCGCAAACGATAGCTACCGTTATCTCGGCTCGGCTGGCTACTTTGCATGAACTTGACACAGTTTATGGCGTTGAGGACTTATGGATACTCCTTGAAATCAATGCCGTAGATCGACACAACGCTAACCTCGTGAGTCAAGGATAATGGCAACGGTCATTGATAGTTTATTGATCGAGCTTGGACTCGATGCCTCCAAATTCGACTCGTCACAAAAAAAATCTGTCGAAGAACTTCGTAAATTCGACGAGCAATCTTCAAAGACATTCAAAAACAATCAACGAAATCTGAACGATTTCAGCCTGTCCGCAAACAAGGCTTTGATGAGCCTGACTGCGCTTGGGGTTGGCCTTATAAGCCTCAAAGGCATTTCCGATTTCGCAAAAAACCTAACGGATACCAATGCTGATATTGGCCGAACTGCCGGCCTATTCAGAATGTCGGCAACTGAACTTGCCGGATGGGAGCAGGCCATCAAAAAAGTAGGCGGGACTGCGGATGATTTCACCTCATCCGTTCAAGCAATTCAGCAAGCATTGGCCAATGTTCCTTTCGACGGTGGGGCGATACTTGAGCCGTTGGCAATTATTGGTGCCTCAGATGCGGTGGACATTAAAAATGCCACTGTAGACATCCTCAAGCTGTCTGATGCCTTAAAAAAATACAAAGAAGAGAAGGGCGGCGGGTTCGGTGGCGAACAGGCTGCATTTCTTCAGGCTCAAAAGCTCGGCATATCCAAGAATATGTTCATGCTGATGATCGACCCGAAAACGGAAGAGTTCTACAAGGATTCTTTGAAGAATACGGGCGTCACCGAAAAATCAGTGACCGAAGCGCAAAAGAATCAGGAAGCGATGGCCCGAGTTTCTACAGAACTGGAAAACGTCAGGAACAAAATAGGCGATCAACTCTTGCCAGTCATGATTCGGCTTGAAAAGGCCGTGGTGCGTGTGGCTGATTTCCTTGAAAAGTGGTTTGGCGAAACCAAATTTCCAGAAAGCCCGGAAGCGGCTTATAACACCGTGGCAGACGCCATTAATAAAAGCCGCGCTGATTTGCATCGAGAGGGCGAAATACGGCGGGATATACAGTCCGAGGAAGAACAAAAAACCTCAGACAAAAAGTATGAAATGGTAGCAAACAAGGCTCCATTCAAGGAAAAAGCCAAACGGTTGATGGATTACTTCACATCTCAGGGGCTAGACGTAACGCACGGGGCAGCAATCCTTGGCAATTACATGGCTGAAAGTAC